ATTTTCTATTTTTTGAACATATGAATTATAACCACTAACGACAGCAATATCTTTTTTGTTTGCTGACGTTTCTATTTTTTTGCATAAAATGTTTAGGTCTTTTGTTTTCACCAAAAATATTTATGATATAATTTGAGTTGCAACTATGGAAGTTTCTTGAACTCCAGTATTTGTACAACTTATTTTTACTGACGCGACGTAATATCTTCCACTAATAGAAGATCTTTCTATACCGTAAGATGAGGCACTATCCGCTTTTATTTCAATTACGTCTCCAGGTCTAACTAAAAATGTTCCTACTACTGTAATTGTTGTTTTTCTTCCATATTTTATGGCGTCTAAAAATTCCGCTCTTTTTACTGGGGTATCTTTTGGTGTATTCCAAAATGTGGCAACATTTAGTCTTAATTTTAAGTAATTTGCAAAATTTTCTCCAACATCTGGACAAGTACAACTAAAATCTGCCATTGGTGAACCCCAAAGACAACCAAGCCAATTTTCTCCGAGTTCTTCTTTTATTTTATTGCATTCTGTTAGATTTGAATCATTGCCCAGTAAAGTGTCACGAATTTGCGGTAAAGATTGTAATTGTGATGGTCCAGTAAATGGAGCAGACATATTTACTCCAAGTTGCTCGGCTATCTGAGCAATATTTGGAAATCTTTCGGCACATTGACTCAATCCTGTTGGTGCACTTGTTATTCCTCGCGTTATTTCTGCATTTGCACAATCATAACTTTCTTTCGAGGAAACTGTGCTTATTGCTCTATTTATTTGAGTAGAGCCTACGGTTTTTATTTGTGATGGTTTTATAATTTCACTCATCATTGAACCTCATTTTCTGGGCAAGGTCCATCCGTGACATTTTCTGCGCTGAATGTATAAAAATATTTACCAGCATAATAATCATAAACATCTCCACTAGATATTCCAGCTTGTTTTAATAATTTTTGATACGGAGTTTTTGTCATTCTAACAACATGGAATACATTTCCATCAGATTCTTGCAATTCATGTATTCGATGCCCTATTGGTCTATAAGTTACTTTTGGAGTTTCATATAACTTTTCTGCATACCATCCAGGATTATATCTTCCAGTAATAGGACCGGTAGAAAAATAAAAATTGGATCTTTCATTTAAATTTATTGCATATGTGTTATATATATCCTCTACGCTACCTTCTGAATTTCCTTCCGAATCTGTATTACTCCAAACAGTTGAATCATCCATTGATCTAAATGGATTAATTGGATTAAAACCATTTGTAGGATTGCCGTTAAATTGAGAATTTATATAATACAATCTTTTCCAAGAATACAAATATTGTAAATATTCATCATTTACCCCCAATTGGCCTAAAGTAAAATCCGGAATATAGCCTGTCAACTCTGCAAAAAAAGTTTCCTCTTCATCTTCTTCTTCTTGAACATTTTGAACACAACATAAAACATATGCTATAAAATTTTGTTTTTCTATAGCTCTTAATCTTTCCAGAGAATTAGATATTCCTAAATTTTCTGCAAATGTTTCATATCTTATATTCATTACTTTTTGCAATTGAGTGTTTTGTCCAGATTGCTCGCCACTAGAAGTTTTCCACATCTCTGTGTTGTCTATAAATGGAAAAGTTGAATTTAATCCCATAAAGTCGTTATCTTTGTATTTTCCACTTATTCCTAAATTTTGATTCAACGTACTAGGTAAACTCAATCTGTTTTCTGGAACCATTGAATCATAATATCCCCAATGGCCCGGGTGTCTCAATTCATCTGCTCCCGGCAAAGCATATCCAAGGGTTCCATAACCGATCAATTCAATATCAAATTTTTCTCCCTCATCTTGAAATTGGAATGTCAGAAGTTCAGAATTATTTTGTGTTTGAGTAGATTTGTTTAAAATTTTGGGTGTTTTTCTTATATAATAATATTTTTTAGAGACATATTGTTCGGCTGGTTCTGTTTTTAATATATGTATTTTATTATATTTTGGACCACCTCTTGGTATTGATACCTGTTGCGAGTCAAAGTTAAAAATAGCATATCTTAAATTATTTTGATTTAATTTTGCAATCGCTTGAGTATCATTATTCGGGTTTCTTTCAAAATATTTAAAATATATTTCATTGTTAAACCCAGTCCACATCAAAAAATTTGGATTTGCTGTATTTTTTTCACAAGCCATGCTACTCAGATAATATAGATATTGAATAAAATTTTCTGATGCTATTTCTATTTTTTCTTCTAATGGATTTAATGGTTTGTATAAAATATAATTTAAAGTAGCTTTATTTCTATAATATGTTGGTAATTTTGCGTCTGGATAAAAAGATGAAAAATTTTGTCTGACTTTAGTCATTATTGTTTCTATTAAAGCATCTAAAGTTTCGACTAAAGGTTTCGTAGTGTTCATCAATGATATCAAAGAAACATCTTGGCAGAATTTATATAAATGATTGCTAAAATTTATTGAAACGAATGTATCTTCTGTTTCCGACGCAGCATTGTTTACGTAACTTACGCTTGTTATTGAAAAAGTTTCAGAGTTTCCATTTAAATAAACTATTTCTATACTATCAACCGTACTCGCTAAAGTAGAAATATCTGAAGTATCTCTTACAATCAATGCTCCACTTGGAAAAAGCTCAAATATACTTTCTATAAATTCTATTCTTTCAAATTTACAAAATTTATTTGAGCTCAAAATATTTTGATAGATTGAAGAATCGGCTTTGAATAACGCTATTTCTTTTATTTGTGAATATGCTGGATTAAATCCACTTTGGTTTACTGACATAATTATACCACGTAATTTTGTTTAACTTGAATTATATTCGAAGCATTTATACTTTTTGAATCGTAGATATCAATATCTATACTTTGATTTTCAATATCCTCTTCGGTTGAAAAAGTTATTCCAGTTCCTTGTGGTGTATATTGAGCTCCACTTCCTTTTTGAATTACTGGAAGTTCGGATTCAAGTATAGATGTTATTCTGTTTGTTGTAGTGGATTCGTATTTTATAGATTTTGTAGCATTTGACAAAACAATATTATCTATTATTTCTAAATTTTTAGATGCATCATATATTGAATATGAACCACTTGGAGATTTATTAATAATAAAATAACCAGCATTGTTTCCTATGGGAAGTGAATTTTTTGTGTCTTTTATTGTCACTCTTTTTGAGAAGGTATTGAAAGAATCCACTAAAGCAAACCCTCCAGTTAAACTAAAATTACCAGTAGAACCATAATCCCATGTTACGCCACTATTGTTTGTTTTTTGTATTAAGATAGAACCATTGTAAGTATTTACATCCAATCCTGAACCTTCGGTCATATCCAAAGCAGTATAATTTTTTATCTTTTCTAATTGATATGTGCTATCAAATTTTGTAAGGGTAAATGGATTTATTTTTTTATTTGCGAATAAAAATAGCCAAAAAGAATCCACATCTCCATAAGTTATATAACTTGCTTCTATTAGTGTTTGGCTTTTGTCTACAGGTATTTTTATTTTTTCAAAATTTTCATCATCAATTGTAAAATAACTTGTAATATCTACAATATCAAAATAGCCTATTGTAGTTTCATAATTTCTTTTTGGTAAGTAGGATGAGTATTGCATTTTTATGGGAGACTTGTACCAAAACTTGCATAAGAAACTTCTGATTTAGACATAACTGCATTTTCTTGTGCAACATATGTGCCTGTTTCGAATTCAACAAATACCAAACCCAACAAAGTTACGTTCGAATAACCGCTTGGTAACAACCTAATTATAGGATCGCTGTCATCATTTCTTTTTACAACCATAGATTGTAAGACGCATGGAAGTGGATCGCCAATCCAATTTGCAGTTATGTCATCAATACTTTGACCACTAAAAGGGGATTGTGCTCCGGGAAAAACACTTATGGTCCATAAATTTTGAGGATATGATCTTTCTGGCAATCCAATCAATGCTGTTGGATAAGAACTTTTTCTAAAAGTTCCTATTATATTTTCGACTTCAATACTTTCTTGTTCATTCTTTGGAGCAAATATATAATCAAAAGTATAAACTCTTCTTGCCTCTGATGTCATTGTATATTCTGTTATATTTGTAAATCTTCTATAAGTTGTTGTTGAATATTGATATTCTGTTGCAGCAACTTCAGGTGCTAAAATTCTATTCCACAAAGTATCAAAATTTTTCCAACCTCCGCTGTTTGCAACAGCTCCCAAAGATAACACTGGGCCAACTGGGTTTGTTCCTTCACCAAACTCATGTTTTAATGAAAATCCAGGTGATTTTGGAAATGGTAATGTTACTTCTGCAAACCTTCTTGCAAAAATAGAATCTCTTGTTCTAAAAGCATTTATTAAACTATAAGAAGCTGCTGCAAAAGTAATCCATAAAGGTTGTTCTAAATCATATGGAGGTTTTGGATATTTGTATTTTCTAGCAGCCATATTAAATATTTATGATAAATATTAGATATGGCATATAAAACAACTTTTAAACCAAAAAATGTTGAAAAATATGTTGGTGATATTTCAAAAATAAAATGCAGATCTCTATGGGAAAGAAATATTTGTAAATTTTGTGATGACAACAAAAATATAAAAAAATGGTCTTTTGAAGAAATAATAATACCCTATTTGAACCCTTTAGATCAAAAAATTCACAATTATTTTCCAGATTTTTTGATAAAATTTAGCGAGGGTGGAACGGATAAATGTTGGCTGATTGAAGTAAAACCAAAAAAACAAACTTTTTTAAAAGAAAATGCTTCTAAAAAAGAAAAAATTACTTGGATTATAAATCAAGCAAAATGGAAAGCAGCAGAAAGTTTTAGTAAAAAAAATGGAATGGAATTTAAAATAATAACAGAACAAGAAATATTTGGCAATGGCAACAAATAATAACTCTATTCAAACAATAAAACAATATTTTACAGATAGGGGCGGGCTGCAGCTTTCAAACCGTTTTCAGGTATCTTTTAGAAATATACCTACGTTTGTGACTGACACAGTCGGTGGTCCAAATTATGTTTTTCAGGCACAGCAAATTGATATAGGACCAAGAGCTTTGAATTTTGTGCAAGACAACTTGGCTGGTTATGGTTATGGTAGATTTGTACCGAGAAGTCAGCAACTTATGGCTGGTGGTAATGGAATACTAATAACTTTTCCAGTAACAAATGACAATTCTATATTGGAAGTTTTCAACGTATGGTTTGATTACTTTTTTTCAAATAATGTAATCGAAGGAAGAAAAGTTTATATGCTTCCTTATTACGATAGATCTATAAAAAATGTTGAAATGCAAATTGACATATTGGACCCGAATGGAAAAATAAACAGTTCTATGAATTTTACAGAAGTATTTCCAGTAGAAACACAACCAATTTTTATGACCATGTTAAAAAATGACAGTTATATGACATATACTGTTTTGTTCGGTTATAGAGATTTTATACACAATTTCCCTAACCAAAATTGATATAATTAAATACAAATTATGAATAATTTAAAAGAAAAAATAAATTCGCTTTTGCCTTGGTATGATTGTGTTCTTCCTTTTTCAAAATTAGAGGTTTCTTTTACGCCATTTAAAGTAAAAGATGCTAAAAATATTTCCATAATTTTACAAGAGGAGAATTCAATACTTGGGTTAAAACATTTAATAGAAATATTAAAAAATAATACAAACTTAAAAGGAATAGATAATCTTTGCCTAGCAGATGCCGAATATCTTTTTCTTCAAATAAGATCCAAAAGCGTGGAAGAGCAACTAAATCTTTTGATAAATGGAAAGCAAACAAAAGTAAATATTAACGACATTAAAACAAAAAATGAATTAGTTGAAAAACAAACAATAGAATGTGGAAATTTAAAATTAATTTTAAAAACTCCAAATTTAAAAACTTTATTAACAGTGGACGTAAAAGATCCAATTTCATATGCAAAAAGTTCAATAAATTCTATAGTTCTTGGAAATGAAATATTTGAAATAGAAAAATTTATCCCCAATGAAATTAAAGAAATAATTGACAATCTCCCAATTTATGTTTTGAACAAGATAGAAAATGTAAAACATCCAGAATTGTTTGTAAATTTGTCTGCTGATGACAAAGAATGTGAGGTGTCTGGAAGACTAACTTTTTTTACCTTTCGTTAAAGTTTTTTGATTTGAAAGATTATTATGAAACAAATTTTAATTTGATGAACAGTGGAAATTGGTTGTTGGAAGAACTAGATTGTATGTACTTTTGGGAAAGAGAAATTTACATAAAATTGTTAAATGATTATAATGAAAAAATGAAACAGAGAAGAAAAGATATGGAGATGAATTATGGCAGAGGATGAATTAAAAATAAACGTAGAGGCGGAATCAAAAATTTTATCCTCGATGACGGAATCCGGTGATTTGATATCATCTACTGAAAAAGTAAAACGCTGTTTTATTGATATACCGGAGCCCGAAGTTATATTAATGGCTTCAAATATTGATCTTGAAGTTGAAGGAGAAATAAAAACTTCTCCAAGAATTGAAAACGTAAGTTCAATAATAGAACAAGATAGAAATGTATTGTTGGAAGCAAAAACAAATAATCTTGAAAATCTTGTTGATAAAAACATACTTCCAGCAGTAACAACAATTTACAATGAAATAAAAAATAAGATGGACAATGATAAAGACCCTAGACCTCCTCTTGAGGAAAGAATCACGGTTCCACCAAAAGTTTTATTTTTTGATGAAAAATTAAATAAATTTACAGATGCACCCTATTGGGCGTAAAATAAAAAAGGCCCCTTTCGGGGCCTTTTTCAGTCGCTATCCATTTCAGAGAAGTACTGAAGTGGATCTTTTTCTTCCACGTTGTCAACAACCGGTTCCTCAACATCGTCTTCGATGTTTTTGGCTTCTGTGAACTGTGCGCGAATATCATCTCCTACAGCCTTGTTTAGGCGTTCCTTAAGTTCATTGAAGCTTTTGAATTGACTCTTATCGATGAACGGCTTTAGAGGATACTGTTTCTTCCAGATCTCCTCAAGCTTCTTGTCGTCACCACCAAACAATGGAGCGGGCGATGCAAATTCACTTCGATCATAGTTTACATAGCCGCCGACATTTCGGATTTTAATTTTAAAGTCGGCACCAGTCCAAAAATTGAAAGGATCGACTGCAACCTCGTCCTGAAACTCCGGATGAGCAAGGCTTTGGATCTTTTGGAAGATCTTTGTGCCATACTGATAAAGAAAAACCTTTCCCTTATTTTCGGGGTTTGCAGGATCTTCGATAACAAGAATATTAGAAATGTAAGTCAACTTACGCTTACGTTGACGAGCAATGTTCTTGTCGTCTTCAATACCGCTGTTCCACAGTTCGGTATTTGCCGCACATACAGGGCACTTCTCGCCAATGGTAGTTGGGCAGTTCTCGTAGAACCAACCACCCTTGCCTTTAAATGTGTGGCTGTAAACTGCTACAAAGGGGCTTTCCTCACCATCTATCTCCGGAAGGAACCGGACTACGGCATAGCCATTTCCTGCCTTGTCGATACCAGGCTTCCAAAGCCTTTCATCCTTGTAACTTTCCTTGGAGGTAAGTTTGTCAAGTCTTTCCGTAAGTGCTGCGACTGAATTTTTACTCTTCTTTTTAAAATCTGAAAAATTTGCCATATAGTGATCCCGAGGATCTACCTCGGCCTTTCTTTTGTTAGAATATCATAAAATTGCGATTAGTCAATAGGTAATCTAGTTATTTTCTTTTTCTTTAAAAAATGTAAATTCTCGGCTTCTTGTTGTATTTTTTCAACCAAGGGTTTGGTTAACAATTTTCCAGCTGCAGATGCATCGAGCCCCATTTCTTCACTCAATTCAATAACGCAGTCCATAAAAGATAATTTTGTAGATTTTACTCTCTCGATTACTTTATTTGAAAATTTTTCTTTTGCAGTTTCATCCATGTACATTGTACTATACTCCATACTCAAAATAAATCAATATTTAAACGATCTAAATATTCTAGAACTATTTATAGGAAAACTAAATGGCCTCAGATAATGATGATAACATTGTAATTGAAACATCCGGTTTAACCGCTGCTGTTGCAACAGACGTAGTACAATTTGCCGGAACAACCGCACACTTTCAACTTTTTAAATTAGCATATGGCATTTGCGGAACTGCAAATATTGTTTCTAGTGCTTCGCCTTTACCAGTTAGCTTTTCAAGTGGTTTAACCGCAACTGTTTCAACTCTGGTAACAGTTCAAGGAACTGCTGGCGGATATCCAATGCCTGTAAGTGGTACAGTTATTGCAACTGGAATTACCGGATCTCCGGTGTATGTTAAAACTTTTACAGGAAGTCAGGTAGAAGTTACAGGTGGTCGTCTTTATACTACAGCAGAT